TTAACTTTTTAAATGCTCTATTCTATACCCTATTTCTTTATTTGCTAGTCTATACCCCTCATTTATCATTTCCTCTTCTGTCAAGTCATTACCAAGTAAATAATCAATAGTTAATTGAGCTCTATTATTAAAATATTTATCTAAAATATTACTTTCTATTTTATCCTGAGATATTATAGAGTAATCATCAATTATATGTTTGACATTAAATCCTTCTTTTCTCAAGGCTCTGCCAACTAAAATACTTCTATGACATCTTATAGGATCTTGCATTGCTCCAAGCAAAGCTATTCTATATCCTTTTGTACACCCATCTTTAAGTCTTTTTATACCATTAATAAACTCATTTTCATATACAACTTTTTCAAAATCTGAATATCCTTCATTATTATAAGATATTTTATTTTCCCTTTTAGCTGCTAATTCCTTTGCCATATAAATATAAATAAAGCCTTCTTTATTTAAAGTATATTTAATATTTTCCTTATCAAATTGGATATTATATTTAGAATATGGAGTTCCTCTAATATCTACAACACAATTTATATCATAATGCTTTAACATATCTATTAGTTTTTCTACTGTGTAATTTGAATGTCCAATAGTAAATATGTCCATACTCTTACCTCCTACTTTATTATTATATACTTATTTTCAATACTTATAAAAAAATTGTCAAGGCTACTTTTCCCAGTAGATTTTTTCACTCATGTGCCATATCTGAAACTTGACTGAAGTGAAACTTAAACAAGAGTACTTTATTTTATCTTTATTCTTTAAATAAACATACTTAGTTTTAAAATCCCTATTAAGTTATCCACAATTTAAATATTAATATAAATTCATAAAAAAGTTAAAAATCTAGATGCTATTTATAAATAACATCTAGATTTTTGATTTATTTTCTATTTAGAAGGCTGAGGCATATTTTTAGGATTCCTTGTTTGTATAAAAGATTATATTTTATAATTCTCTAAACTTCAATAAATCCCTTTAAATCGCAGCTTTCATAAGTATTTTTATAATTTCAAATTATCAAGATTCGTTAAAGTTCTTTTTTATTTTTGACGAATTTTTGACGACAGACTTATTATTTATGGCTTAAAATAATATTGTATATAAAAAATGAACTGGTATTAATTATCAGTTCATTTTTTTTATTAATAGTTTGTTATTATTAATTCATTATATTTCCCTCTTGCACTATTTTCTCTAGCAATAGAATAATTTACCTTAACTTCTTTTATATTAAATTCTTTGTATAGTTCTCTAGCTAAAGGATGATCATTTATTGTTAATAGAAACTTCCCTTGTATTTCTTTAAGTTTGTTAGCTAATATCCTATGTTCCTCTTCTCCAAATTTATTACCATATCCACAAGTTTTAATATAAGGTGGATCACAAAAGAAAAAACTATGTTTTCTATCATACTTATCAATTATTTTTTCAAAACTTAAATTCTCTACATATGTATTTTTAAGTCTATCTCTTAACTCTAATAATATTTCTTTATAAAATATTTGTTGTCCTGGCTTAGTTGTTGTACTATATCCATAATTATTCCCTTTTCCTGCAAAACTTTGTGTAATTACATACAAAAACTTTATAGCTCTATGAATCTCTGTCATATATTCTAATGTACAATTTTTATATTCTTCAAATATATCTCGTCCACTAAATTCATATTCTAATAACCTTTCTACTTCTGGAGCATGATACTTTATTGTTCTAAATAAATTTACTAATTCTTTATCTATATCATTTATAACTTCAACTTTACTTGACTCTTTCCCAAAGTAAACCCATCCTGCTCCAAAAAATACTTCTATATAACAAGTATGTTCTGGTATTTGTTCTATAATTGATTTCCTTAATTTTGATTTTCCTCCTACCCTACAAATAGGTGGCTTTAACATAATATCTCCTTCTTTAAAATACTTATACTTATATTTTAAAGAACATATGTTCACTTGTAAACACCTATTTAAATTATTATATAATCTCTTTTTAATAAGTTTAGTAATGGCTTAGATAAATCAATTCCTTCTTTATAATATTGGTCTACCAGTAACTTTATTAAAAAGGTAGGAGTTTTCCCCCTCTTCTTTTTAAATTCCTTTATAGCAGCTCTTACCAATCCATTATCTGATAAGGATAAAACTTTTTTAGCAAAACTACTATTATCTATATTAGTAACACTTCTAGCTAGCCTTACATTGCTACTATTATCTATAATATTAGTTCTTACTTTAGTTTCTTCTATATCTTCTAACGCTTCTTCTACTGATATTTGACCTTCTATAGCCTTCTCTCCATTACTATCTATAGCTATTTTATTAACTTTTTTAGTCTTTACTACATTATTTATAAGATGTTTTAATTTTTTATAAACATTGAAATTACCTGCTAATCCTTTTCTCTTTTCTATTGAAATATATCCAAGCTCTGCAAGCCTCTTAATACTTCTTTTAACTGTAGATATTGATATATTAAGTCTTTCTGAAATAATATCTATAGAAGGATAACTACATTGTTTTTCTACATTATAAAGGCTTAAAAGATAAGAATATATTCTGAATTCATTTGATGTGATATTATTATCTGTTATTAATTCTGTAGATAATTTTAAGAATTGCATTTGTAATTTCCTCCTTTCATATTATGAATTAATCAATATTAATTAACCTTAATTAAATATTACCATCTTAATCAACTTTAATCAAGTCTTTTTTTATTAAAGTTGATTAAGTTTGATTAATAATGCTATAATATATAGAGGAGGTGTTATTATGGCTGATAAAAAAGATAGTCTTGTTAATAGACAAAGATATTCAAGCACATTTGATATAGAACTATTAGAAAAAATGAAAGAGCTCTCTAAAGAAACATCTATTCCAATGTCTAAACTATTAGATAAAGCTTTAGAATTATTATTAAAAGAGCATAATAAAATTTAAGTCTTAGAAATTTAAATCTAAGACTTTTTCTTTTAAGCAAATACTTTGTATTAGCTAATATATAGCTAATTAATATTAAATATATATAAATAAATATAGATTGTGTTTCTTTGTGCTACTTGAGTCTGTCAATATTTTTGTGTAAACTTTAGAAAATTTAGTTTTATTTTAAAGGTTGGAAAGGTTAATACAACATCCAACCTTTATTTTTCTTTAATTGATAAATTTTACATAATAATCTGCACTTTAATAAGAGTTAGACTAAATATTTTTTAGAACAACTGGTCGTCTAAACGACCTTCGAAGAAGATTGATAGTTGAGCTAAAATTTGAGCCCATCCTCGTATTGATTGGGTCCATTTCTTTGTTATATCAACGGTAGCAAGGTATAAAATCTTCATTAATGATTCATCATTCGGAAATATAGATTTAGTTTTAGTAACTTTTCTCAGTTGACGATTATAACTTTCCATTGCATTAGTTGTATATATTATTTTTCTAATCTCTGGTGGATATTTAAAGAATGTTGATAACTCATTCCAGTTATTTCTCCAAGACCTTACTGCTATTAAGTATTTTTCTCCCCATTTTTCTTCTAATCTATCTAATTCCGCTAATGCGACCTCCTCAGTAGAAGCGGTGTAAACTAGTTTTAAATCTGCATTGAAAGCTTTTAAATCCTTATAAGATAAGTATTTACTTGAATTTCTTATTTGATGAATAATACATCTTTGAATTTCAGTGTTCGGATAAACAGCTCTAATGGCTTCGTTAAACCCTACTAACCCATCAACTGAAGCAATTAGTATATCTTTTACGCCTCTATTTTTTAACTCATTCAGAACAAGCAACCAATATTTTGATGACTCTGATGCTCCTATCCATATACCAAGAACATCTTTTTTTCCTTCAATATTTACTCCAATCGCAGCGTAGGCTGCTTTCGAAACAACGGTGTTATCTTTTCTCACTTTAAAGTGAATAGCATCCATAAATACTATAGGATATACTGTTTCCAACGGACGGCTTTGCCATTCTCTAATCATTGGAATTACTTTATCTGTTATATTAGAAACTAATGTTGGTGATATGTCCATTCCGTATATTTCATTTACTTGTGATGCTATATCTCTTGTAGTCATTCCCTTAGCATACATCCCAATTATTGAGCTTTCTAAATGTGAAACATCAGTTTGATGTTTTTTTACTATTTCAGGCTCAAAAGAACCTTCTCTATCTCTTGGAACATCTAAGTCGAAGTAGCCAAGATTGGATTTCATAGTTTTTCGGCTCTTGCCATTACGGCTATTAGTTGTGTTTTTATTTTGGTAATCATGTTTCTCATATCCAAGATGATTATCTAATTCGGCTTCTAGCATTTGCTGAAGCATTCCTCCAAATAAGTCTTTTAAAACATTTTGAATATCTTCAGCTGTTTTAATATTTGGATCCTTTGCTAATATTTTTATTAATTCTTCCTTTGAAAATGACATAGTCTGTGTTCCCTCCATAATTGATAATTTATTATATCATTTTCTGAAGTTTACACAGACTATTTTACACTCTCTGCTACTTTTAAAAGTTTCTTTTTAATACTTTTACATTTTATGTATAAAAAATAGTGTTAAGTCAATATTATTTAACCATTAAAAATACCACCTATTATATTACTATTCTAGGTGGTATCTACTATATTTAATTATATTAGAAAGAAATGAACATATTTTTATGTATGGAAAAAATATTACAACTATTATTAGTATTTTATTTTTAATAATTATTTATTATCAATTCTATTATACCTTTCACTAAACTTTTCTTAATATATAACTTCGATTACTTTTTCATATTATAAAATTATATTTAAGTACTATATTTTTATTAAAATTATCTATATACATGATAATTTTAAACTCCACTTTTCAAATTTCTCTAATACTTTTTCTTTAGTTAATGTATCTTCCATTTCTTTTGACTTTCTATTTATATCTAACACCACTCCTTTTCTTTTTTCTTTTCCTATTATTTTATCTAATACTTGTGTCATATTTATAAAAGATAATCCTTTGAAAATAAACTCATCTTTATATTTATTTATAAATTTTAAATCATTTGTTATAAACTTTCTTATCTCTAGATTAGCTGCATAAATTGCACTAATAAACTCACCACTATCAGGACATAAATCTCCAGTTAATAAACAATCCTCTATTAACTTATATTGATTTAAAGAAGCATTCATAACTAATATTCTATCTTCTGTAAAGTATTCATCTTTATTTATAACATTTATATTTTCATTATTTTTAACATTTTGCAATAAATAACTATATTCCGTATTCCTATTAAATTTTCTTTCTAATTCCAACAATACATTATCTGCAACAAAAATTTTTTTATTAAAATCTATGAATTCTCCAATAAAATCACTTAATCCAAAACTTATTAAAATATTAGTATCGCATATAGGTATGTTCTTTTCATCTTCACTTAAAACTACCATTTTATATCAGCTCCATTCTCATCTAAAAACTCAACTATTTTATTTCCCTTATCTAAGCTTATTCTATTACTCATAATATTTTCTCTTAAATTATTAATAAATGAGCTCGGAACACAAAAATCATTAGTTGGTGATATAAGCTGCAAATCAAACCCTAATCTAAGTACTTCATCTTCATATTTTTTTCTATTTTTAACGGAATTTATATTATAACTAAAATATTTTTTATTTTTATATATTTCAGCTAGTCTAGTTTTAAGTGATCCAAAGCTAACATTAAATCTATATTGAATTTTAATTAATGCTTCTTCATTTAAATACTTTTCACTTCCCCATACTTCTCTAATGTATCTATCAACTTCTTCTTTATCTAATAGCATGCAACTAGCAAAATACTCAGCCTCTTGTTCTCCTGGAGAATTATCTCCTTTTTTACTTATTGTTACTTCATTTACATCATCAATACAATGAAAAAATTCGTGCCAACATGAATAGTTTTGTCTACCAAGAAAATCTGAACTATTTATATAAATACATCTAAAATCACCTTTTTTTAAAGTAAATCCTTGTATATCTTTATCATTTTTAAATCTAATAATTATATAATTATCCAATAAGCTTATCACTTTAAACGGATCACTAAAATCAGTTACTTTATACTCTTCTCTTAATTTTTTCTTAATACTTTTTGCAACTTTCTCAATTTTCTCTTTTCTATCTTCAGTCATAATTCTACCCTCTCAATTTTGAATTAATTATTATTTCTTCGAAAATATTATTAGCAAATTCTATTAAGTCTTCAACCTGTTCCTCTTCTTTTAATCCTCTAAATTGTGGTATTAATGATACATTTTCAATTTCAGTAAGTTCTTTAATACTTTTATTTAGCATTAAGCTAATAACTTTATACATTTCAAATGTAAGAATTCTAGAATTTTTTAAAATATTTTTTATTAACTCTTCACTTACTTTATAATGTTTAGCACACTCTTCAACATTATTATATTTATCTACTATTTTCTTTACTTCTCTTACCAATTCATAACTTGTATATTTTACTCTTTTATGACAAACTGATAATTTGTTTGACATTTATTCCACCTCTTTATTATTTATATATTCTAATAAATTACTAAATATATATTCATATCTTAAGTCTAATGTTCTCGTTTTATTATTTATAATAAATCTATAATTAAAATAAATATTATTATTTGGACACTCCATTTTTATTTTTTTCAATTTATAACATCTATTATCATAATATTTTATACTATTTGCTAATTTCTTTTTTCTTTCCTTATAAAATACTTCTAACAAAGCATTCTCTCTTTTTATATTAATTGACATGTATCCAATCTCTTTATTGGTTATAATATCAAAATCATCAAATTTAACTTTTATGTTATCTAATTTAGAATATAATTTATTTAAATAATAATGAAGTTTTAACTTATATAAATATCTTTGATTTTCTCCATTAATTACATCATCAACTATTTTTATAGAATTCTTTAATATGCCATCATTCAAAACATTTTCTGCTATTATATTTCCTGACATATATTTCAATCCTTTTATTGCTCCTAATGTCATATAGGCTATATAACTTTTTCTTATATTTTTCTCCCTAGTAAATAATACAAATTCTTTTGTACTATCATATTTAATAAATACCACATATATATTTTTAATTACATCATTCTTTATAGAATCTACATTAACACTATAGTCTTCTTTTACTATTCTCTTATGCAACAATTCATAATCTTCTTTAATCTCAAAATCATTCTTATTTTTATCTAAATATTTAAGTAACATCAATGTCTTTTTTTTCTCATCTTCTATTCCACTTAATTTATTAACTATATAATTTATTATTCTTTCAAACAATTCTAGATCTTTCAAAGATAAATTTAACAAGCAATTATTAAATTTTATATAATTATAATCTATATCAGTTATTAATATATTTTTGTAATCAAAGTTATTTAAATTATTTTCTATTTGTTTCCTAAATACATTTCTGGTATCTATTAATGAATTATATAACTTCCTATTTAATTCATTTTTATTTCTCAAATTAATTATAATGTTATTAATTATGCTATATTCTTCATAAACTTTTGAGCAATTATTTAAAACATATTTATTTATTATTTGCTTATGTGTGAACATACCATAAATTATACCCTTTATAGATAAAATTCTATTAAATAGCATTTGATTTTTTTCTTTAACTATTTCTATATTATTTTTACTAGTGATTATTTTTAATGTATCACCATTTTTCCAATAATAAATTTTAAAATTATTTTCTATATACTCATAATTAACTTTTATTTCTTTTATATATTTTAAATTATTTAATATTTTATTTTTCATACTTTCATTTAAAAAATAAAATACTATAATTCTATTTTCTATATTTAAAATTTTATTAAATCTATAGCACTCTTTGTCTATTTTTATTAGTCCACATTTCTCATCATATGTAATTTTTATTTTAATAACAACTTCATCTTCATTTATTGAAGGTGGTACTGAGTAAACAAAATCATCATTTATGTTTATAGTTAAACTACTTAATATATCATATATATTATTTTTATTAATTTTATAGTATATGTACATTTCTCCTTACCTTCTTTCAAATTTATAATACTTACTATTTATACCATTTAAAAATGGTGATTTAAAACTCTTTATATATGATAATATTAACGTTTTTGAAGTTCTAGTACAAGCTACATATAAAGCTTCCCTTAAATTTAAATTTGTTGAATCATCTTCATCAACATCACACTGTGGAATAAAAACCCTTTCAAATTCTAATCCTTTTGAACTATGATATGTTAATATTTTAGGATTATCATTTGTAAAATCTAATTTCATTTCATCTTTTATTTTATAATCACATATGCAACCCTTTTTTCTTAACTCATCATAAACTATTTGAGCCATATCATTATTTCTTACCAATATCCCAACATCTTTCCAACCTTCATTCTTTATTGTATCTACAATATATGTCATTTCAGCATCTCTATTTTTAAATTCAATCATTCTAGGAGTATTTTCATCTCCACCTTCTTCAATACATAGATTTGAAATATCTCCATGATTATCTTTTATTAACTCAGAAAAAAAGGCAATCTTCTTAGGAAATCTATATGTCTTTTCTAATTTAAAAAGTTTAATATCCGAATCTATTAAATTTTTTATTATATTTTTTCCATCAGTATTTTTAGGATAAATTTGTTGTAAATCATCCCCAAATAAAAAGCATCCCTTTTTAGCCATATTACGGCAATACTCAATATTTTTTAAGTTAAAATCTTGAACTTCATCAATTATTATATAATCTATATCTTCAGAAATATCTTCCTTTTGAAATTCATATCCACATAAAATATAGTCCTTTATATTCTTTATATCTACTCTTTTAAGCTTTCCTATTATAAATTCACTTAATGCTTTAGTATAAATTATTATTCGAAACTTATTATTATTATTATATAGTTCCATAGCTTTAATCATTGCTATCATACTCTTACCACTTCCTGCTGGACCAGTAACCAAATATTCATCTAATGAACTACCTAATATATTAAGTTGCTTTTCATCACAATCTCTAATAGTTATTTGTATTACTTTATCCATCTCTAGTAATTGACTTTCCTTTTTCCTATTCTCTTCTTCATTTATTTCATTTTCTATATCACTTAATTTAAACACAGTATCCTCCATACGAAATATTTACTAATAATTAGTATATTATTTTTATACAAGCTTTATTATAAGATAATAATAAACTCATACTTTTATATCTGTAAACATTTTCGACAAATACTCTGTTTTATTTTTATTTTTCAACATTTTTATCTTTTATTAATTCAATCTACTTATTTCTATTAATTAAAATATTCCTTCTATCGTTATATAAAAACCTAGCAAGTAAAATTTCTACTACCTACTAGGCTTTAAATTAATATATTGGCTTTTCTGTTATGCTGCTATCATTATCTCTTGGAGCATATATTGCAACTACTCCAAATGATTCTGTTTTTATTTTATATACATCTGTAATTTTCTTTTCTAATATCTTATAAGATAATCCTCCATATTGTGCTGGAGCTAATGCTCCACATTCATTTCCTACAACTGGCGGAACATTTAATGGATAAACTCTCCATGAATAATTATGTTCATGTAAATTTAAATAGCTTACATTTATTACTGGTGGTGCAGGATTAGGTCCTGCTATATTGTTATATATAGGTTTATCTGTTATAGAACTATCGGCATCATTAGGTGCATATATTTGAACTGTTCCATAATCTCCTGTATTTATTATCTTTACATCTCCTCTATCTTCTATAATCTTATATGAAAGCCCTCCAAACATTTTAGGTTTTAAATATCCTTTTTGATTTCCTGTAACTGGTCTAACATTTGTTGCATATATAGCCCACTTTTCCATGTGTGAATGTAAATTTAAATATTTTCCCTCACCATGATTGTATGAAGGCTTTTGAACTGGTTTGCTTTGTTGTACTGTTTCCCCTGTTAATCTCTCTATAAAGTTACTCCACTTTTCCCAATTGTTTAATGAAAAATATTCTGGACAAACTTTTCTTGAAGCATCAAAATGTCTTACTACATTAGAATTCGGGATTCCATATTCTTTTTGCTTAACTTTAACCAATTCTAATGTATTTACAATTGTTCCTTCATCATAGGTATAATTATTGCAGCACATTTCTATATTTAATGTATTTTGATTATTTATACCATATTGATTATATCCATCTCCTACGGACCAGGAACCATTAAAGTCCTCAACTGATTGGTATATACTTGTTGCATCTACAAAATAATGTGCTGAAGCATTTCTATTTCCTCCATAAAAATAAATTGCATTATTTCTTGCTGAATCTGTTCCTTCTGGAGCTCCTGTTCCATGAACTACAATATACTTTATTGCATTTCCTTCATAGTGGTTATAAGGGCTTATCATTCTTTCAATCTTTAACATAAATATCACCTTTCCTTTTTTAAAATATTTCTATAATATAAAAAGCAGGATTACTCCTGCTATGTAAACTTAATTTTCTTTTGAAATTTGTTTTGATGTTTGATTTATTCCAACAGCTACTCCCCAACATAATATACCTTGAAGTATTCCATTTACTATAACATCAAATAATACTTTATATTGACCATTGACAATGTTTAGTAATATAGCAAATGTAATTCCAAAAAACATTAGAATTAGTGTTATATATTTGTCTTTTACTCCCTCTAATTTTTTAAGAAATACTCCTAATACATAAATAACAACAATTAATATAATTAAATTTTCTGGTATAAATTTTAATAGATCCATTTCACTTATCTCCTCTTATTTAAATATTCCTTTTTGAATTGCATAAAAAAAGAACCCTAGTAAACTACTTACCATAAGTCCTATTAACCAATTGATACTTTTTGTTTGTGCTCCGAGCTTCTCACATAAATTATCTATCTTTACATCTGTTGCAGCTCTTCCCTGTTCTAATTCATCTAACCTCTCCGAATGATTATTTATCCTTTTCTCATGTATCTTCAGTTGATGATTTATTAATTCGTCATTCATAATACACCTCTCTTTTTTATTAATACAAAAACATTTTTATAGTAAGTTCTTTAGAATTGTTGTTCCATATAAATATTTACCTGTTTCTGCTCCCATATGGCAATAATCACCACTATATCTTTCAGTAGTTCCCTTAACAATTATTTTCTTTCCTGCTTCTATAGGCTCTTTAAGCAATAGCCTTGTTGGTGTTGTTTTATATCCATGTGTTAAATCTGTATTCCAATAATACCCGTATCCTCCACTTAACCTTACATTTTTACCATCAAATATATTCATCCCATCAACTTCAACTGTAACATTTCTTAGTATAGGATTTATGTTTTCAGTTTCCTTTAAGATTATATAATCATTTGCTCCTGTTGAGTTTATTTCATATGTTATTGTTCTTTCTACTGTAGACTGATACTCTGAAGTTGGAGTAAACATATCTATAAATTTAACGTTATTCTTTTTAGCTATATATCTTATATATTCTCTATATCCTAATAGTTGTCTATGATTCATATTAGAAACTCCCATACAAGCTAAGTATATTTCTGGATTTATATTGTCATATGCTCTTAATTTACTTATAAACAAATCAATATCATCACCTAACTTCTTAATACTCTTAATGTGAACTTTTGTATCTAAGTTCACTAACTCAGTATCAATAGGCGTTAAGAAAGTTATTTTCTTTTTAGATTTATCAATGCTATCAATTAACCTTACTTGACAGTATCTTTCATCATTTCCCCATTTATTTATTATCAATATGTCATGTTTATTTACATCACCAATTACTACATTATCAGCTAAAGTTATTGAGTACTTATCAAATGCTTTAATATCTGTCCACCTGTCATTGATGTTATAATTGCTTTCATTCTTAATAGGGTTAGCTATCCAATAATAACTATTTTTTTCTAAGTAATCTGCTTGTACTATTCTTGGTTGATAAACAGGATATTCAGCTTTTCCCCAATCATCATTAGCTCCCATTAATGCTACGATTTTATCTGGTTCATATTCAGCTAGCTTTTTATAATTTATTATACCTGTTTCTTTATTGAACATATTATATTGAAACCCTCCAATACCTGCGTTCATGTATTCAAAATTTCTATCTGTAGCAAAGTTAAATACAAATGTTGGTGTATCTCCTGGTATAACTCTAGGATCTAATGATTTAATTCTTATTTTAATTTCTCTTGTCTTATTTGAAGCAAAATTATAAGTTTTAAAACAATCTTTATCTACTTTTCTAAAGTCTAATCCTGAACTTAATGATACTGCATTTGAAGGGTCGAAAGCTACATTACCATCACCATAATAACTCTCTAGTCCACTATCTAATAAAGTTCCTAACTCTCCTACTGTAGTTTTTGCATATGTTATACTTTCTCCATAATCAAATGTTATTTTTATTTCTCCTGCTGCAGGCGCATCCTTAAAGAATAAAGTATGTTTTACCTCGTCATTATCTAATGCTCTTATAATCATATAGTCATGGCCTTTAGGGAACTTTGAACCATAACTACCCCTGTTTAATTCACCTGTTAATGATACTCCTTTATGAGTAACAACATGATTGTAAGTAAAAGCTTCTTTTAGTTGGAACTTTCTTGTTGCTCCATCTGCATTAAATGTTAATGTCTTTCTTCCTTTTCTTCTTGGGTTATATGTGCTGAATGTATCTATTACTTTGTTATCAACTAGTACCTCACATATTGCAGCTCCTTTGCTCTCTCTGTTGATTGCATAAGCTATCTTTACCTTATCTGATTTCATTAAGAATGTAATTGAATTATCTACTCCAATTATTTCACAAGCTTTACTTTTAAATAATTTAGGTGAATTTATAATTTTATTAGCTCCATTTACTGTTACTTGATCTATTGTTACTGTATTTGAATATTTAAACCTAACTATTTCATCAATTACTTCTAAATACCCATCATTTAATCCGCCATTACCCCAAGTCACTGAATCACCTGCAAAGACTATTTTTTCATTACTAACCTTTGTTTCATTAGCTCCATAATTAAGTAGTTTTATTACTTCGTCACCTAATGCAGAATATGGTACACATTTATCTGTAAAGTTCTTTCTTTCCAATTTAATTTTGTCTGGATTTAATGATGAACCATACTTATTAGTTATACCACTTATATAAAATACATCCTCTTTTGTTAATCTACTTTTAAATACTAAGTATATTGCAAAAAAATTATAGTCATCTATTAATTTATCTCCTAAGTATGATTTTTCAAAATATAATTTTCTTTTATATACTTGCCTTCCACCTTTATGTGTTATAGGAATATCTCTAAAATATGTCCACAAAGAATTTTGATACCTTCCTACAATTTGAGCATTAACATTAAATGATTTCTTACTATCTATTATTATGTCAAACTCAATATACCCATCATCCTTATATGATTCTAATTTTATCTTTTTATCTATATCAGATATAAAACTATTACTAATTTTAATTTGCATATAAGGCATATCATTATTATCCTCACCATGATATTTAACCCACCAATTTCCTCCAAGGCTATTTTTATCATCTAATAAAACAGCTGAATTGTTTGAAAATGTACTATTGTTAGTTTGAATAATAACATTACTTCCGCTTATAAATCTATCCGAAAATGGATAATGATTTGTTTCAACTGTAACTCCTTCTATTTTAGAACTAATAACATCTATATCCCTATTTGTCTTATCAATTCTTAAATCTAGTAAATATTTACTATATACATCATCTATTGCTCCTCCATAGTAATAAATATTTTTTGTATAAGTAAATGTTTTATTTAATTCTGGTGAAACATATAAATATGTTCCAGATTTAATAGGCTTATTAAATTCTACTTCAATTACTGCAACTTTATTTGTTGCAGATTCAAACACATTATTAATATTAAATGTTTCACTTGTTTCATCTTTATAATAGACTCTACCATTTAATGAAAGTTTCGAAGTTCCGTTATAACTATACTGGATAATAAATGTTAACTTATTACCATATGTATTAGTTTCAACCTCATTTAAAGTAATATTGTTAGGAATCTGAGCTATCCATCCGTATCCTTCACTACTTGTAGATGTTATATCTATACTATATTCACTATTTGCAAGCTTTGAAGGTTTATTAACTGTTACTATCGCATTACTTGAAGGTAATTTAACAGCTGTTAATCCATCAAATACAATTTTACCTGGAGCTATTTGATGTGGAAATAATTGTACATCATCTGCAATTTTTGATTTAGTTACTGATTTATCTGCTAACTTTTCTGTAGTGACACCTTTATCTGGAGGTATGCTATTAATAGGAGCATTCCCTGAAATTTGTTGAAGTAATTCATCTGTTAAATAAGTTTGATCTATCTTCCCCTGATTTTTATCTATTTGTGAAACTTTAATTTTATCACCAATATTCATTTTAGTTTCTACAGTATTTATATTATTTGTTATTTTATCTTCGCAATTAGTTATTCTATCATTTAATGTTTCATGGACACCTCTCGCTATTAATACCTCCATATTTGCATTATCATGCTCTACTGATGCATTTCTATAACATTCCTTTATTGCATCATGAATTGATTGTCTAACATCTTTTCCAAATATAGCATTTTTAATTTTATTTAATTCGTTAGTTATATTTGTCATGTTAAGCTCCTCCTATCTCTAGTCCTGTTATGTGAATATTAATACCTTCTCCGCTAGCTTTAATATTCTTTGTAAGAATTGGACTATTTAAAATCTTAGTTTCACCTGCTGCTATCTTAAATTTAAAAGCTACACTATCAAATGTTAGTGTAGCTTTGGATTCTTCTTCTTTTGAATTGTATAGTAGTATAGTCTTTACAATAGCTCCTAATGAACTTGAATATAATGTTTGTTCTGACGTTGTAAGAACTTTAGCTGCTACTAACTTATAATCTTCCATTCTACACCTCCATAATTGCTCTACGCTTTAATTTCTCAAGCTTATTATTAACATTATTAAAGTTATCTTTAATATCGCTAGTAGCGTTAATTAAATTTTGAGTTTCTTTAACATTATCATTAAGTCTATTATTTATTTCTATAATTGCATCTGTTAAGTCCTTAACCGTTTGATTAGTATTAGTTAAAACCTCATTTGTTTTATTCAATACTTTAGCTGTATTCTTTGATTCAGTACTAATAGTCTTTACAACATCTATAGTTGAATTAATATTCTCATTTAAGGTTTCAATATTTTTATTAGCTTTAATAATTCCTAGTTGATATTGTTTTATATCTTCAAATTTATCACCTACTGTAAGACTAGAATTTTGAGGATTATTTCCATCAATATTTTTTTCTATAACCCTTAATTCCTCATTTATATTCATTAGTGGATTTATAACATTATAAGTATTGTATACTTCAAAACTATTCAAATCCAATCCTATTAAACTTAAATCTAAAGCAGTTATTTTATATTTTTTCTTTATTTTATTGTTTCTTTTTAGATAATCTTGTCCATTCTTTAATAAATTAGATGCTCTAGTAACATCATCCCACAACTTCACACCTACTATTACTCCGAATTTTTTCATTGCATCAATATCATCAATATATTTAATACCACCATTTACAGATTCAATGGTTAATCGTTCCTCGCTATTTTCAAGTTTACTTCCTAAAGGTATTAGTCTAGATATTATTGATGTAGGATCTTTTTGTTGCTCTATGGATTTTAAATTTTTAGATATTCTTATTTCAGTCTCTTTAAATTCTCCAATAGACTCTAAGTAATCTAAATATCTTGTACCATTTTCATATCTTATTTGCAATTCACCACCAAGTCTATCTATGAGTTTATCTTTAATAGACTGAAAAGTTTTTACATATCCTAAATATCTATAAAGTCTATCATTATTATTTTTTACAGTCACATTACCTAGTACAAATTTTTTATCTTCAGATACTTGATTATTATGATTATCTATTATTACTTTTAAAAAATTTTTAACAGAAATATTATGATATTCTCCGTATGTAGTACTAGAGTCCATAAGATACCCGAGTTCACTCTCACATACTACAGACTTTGTTAAAACACCATTATTATTCATTTTTTCAGTCGGTAATAGAATTCTACCTCTGAATTCTACTTTATTTAATTTTTTATTTAATACTTCTATTAAAGTTTTTAAAGCTATAATCTTAAAATATCCTGGATTATTAGGCGATATATCAAATGTTAAAGTATCGATAACATTTATACCATGTTTTATATTAAAACTAGATAATCTAGGTGCTTCAACACTTGTAGATATTGAATTAATTATAGTTTCTTCATTTTCATTTATTAACTTAATTTCGTACATTATTAAAGAACCTCTTTTCTAAAAATAAATTCTATATTCCCATTACCTATAATAGTCAATTTGTTCTTTCCTTTATCTAAATCAAATCTCCAATCTTTAGTAGTACCAACATTAAATTTATAAGTTATTCCATTTTTAATTAAACTTATTGGAGCACTACAATGAATAGTAGGTGTGATTTTTATGACACTAGGATTATATATATCAATAATCTTACTCCCATCTACATTATATTTAGTATCTTGAGCATAATCTAATTCAAAATTAAACTCATCCCAAATATCACTTCCTTCTATGTTATTAGCTATTTTAAATGGATAAGCTATGAATTTAACATTTATCTCACATCCAACTGAATATTCTTTAAATTTTAAATCACCTTCACACTCGGCTAAAAAATAATATCCAGGAATAAGATCATCAAATAATTTTTCCTTTTCACTATTTACTAACCAATCTGAAATTTCTATTTTTTTATTAAAATATTCTATTTTATCTTTATATTTAAAATCTAATGTATAAACTATAATTCTTTCTTCATAATTTTGATCCCCATATAGATCACTAAAGTCATAGCTACCATTCATAAAAGGCACTCTTTCTTTAATCTTGTTTTTTTTTGGTGGGTTAATTTCTCTATTCATTATACGTAATCCAAAATCATTATAACTATGTCTATCATTTATAGTAAACCCATACACTATAGTATTAATCCCCTTTCTGTTAAATTTAATCTTTGTCCGCTTATCTTATCTGAATAAGGAGCTGTAGCTTTTGCAACTTTTTCACCTTCTATAATAACTGGTACTTCTATAATTGATTTATTTTCTATCGTAGCACCTGCAGTATTATTATCTTTATTATCATAACTATTATTTTTAGCTATTACAGTAGCTGTAGTTTTAGCAGTTTCATAATCAACTGTAGCATGCATTCTTTGTATTAAATCAACCATGTTTGAATCAATATCTTTTTTTAAATTAGGAGTTTCGATATCAATACCTACTCCAATACCTTTAACTATGTTAGTACCTATTAAATCTCTCATTATCCTTGAAGGAGAATGTATTCCAAAGAATCCTTTGATAGAATTTATAACATTCTCTGAAAATCCCCCAATCAAATTAATTATCCAACCACTCATATTTGAAATACCATTCCAAATACCTCTTATTAAATTAGCGCCTATACTTGAGGCTTCGTTCCAACCTAGTATGCTTTTAATTCCTTGAAGAGCACTTACAGCAACATTTCTAGCCGCTTGAAGTAAACTTCCTACAGAACCACGTATCCCATTAGCAATCCAACTAATTAAATTTCTACCTATACTTCCACCTGATGTGAATATACCTTTTATACCACCTATTACACTTTCAGCTGTAAAATTTGCAATTGCACCTATATTAGGTACCATGGCCTTAATTCCGTTACCTATTCCTGTTATTAAGTTTTTACCAAGACTAGCCCAATTTACTAAAGTAAATACATTTATGATAGCCATAATTATTTGTGGTAAATTTTGAATTATGATAGGAATACTAGTTATTAATCCCTTAACTAACATAATAATTATATCCATTCCAGCTTTTAAAATTCTAGGTAGACAACTATATAGAGCATCTGCAAAACTATTAATTATTCTTGGAATTTCTTGTATTAAAGTTGGTAAATTTTGAACAATACCTTCAACTAAAGCTAATATTATGTCTATTCCAACATCAATGATAATTCCTATATTGCCTATAATCATATCACAAATACCCATCATAACTTGAATTAAATTCGGTAACATTTCAGGAATAGATTCTGCAATCCCTTTTCCAAGTTCTATTATTAAATTTAATCCCAATTCTAAAATTTGAGGTAAAAGAGTTAATATTCCATCTACTAAACTTCGTATTATTCCCATTGCTGCTTTTACTATCTGAGGCAGATTATTTTTTATACCAGTTATAAAAGACTGTACGGTTTGAACTGCCAAATCAATAAATTTAGGTGCTGAACTTGCAATATTAGTTACTATCTGTGAAAATACATTGCCTAACTCTATAACCAATCCCTCAAAGCCACCTTTTTCAAAAGCTTTAGAAAGTTGTCCTACCATACTATTAGTGGTTTTTACAACTTCTTTCATAGGGTTATTAATACTTTCGTATAACTGTATTCCTAGTCCTTCTAAAGCTGATTTTAAAAGCGTAACTTGACCTTTTAGATTATTATTCATAATATCAGCCATATTTTCTGCTGCACCAGCAGAATCATTTAAGCTATCATAAAGTTTATTATAATCTTCTTCACTTGCATTTATTACAGCAAGCATACCTGACATAGCTTCTTTTCCAAATATAGTAGCTGCTGATTGAGTTTTTTGGGCATCTGTAAGTCCACTAAATTTTTCTCTTAATTCATCATATAAAGCCTTTCCTTCTTTAACATTACCGTTGGCATCTAATAGGCTTATTCCTAGTTTATTCATCTCTATATTCATACTTTTAGTAGGTTTAGCTAGGTTAGTTAATGAAGCTCTAAGAGCAGTTCCACTTTGGCTAGACTTTATTCCCGCATTTGCCATAAGACCTAATGCAAAAGCTGTATCTTTAGCTGACATACCTAAAGCTCCAGCAATAGGAGCTACATATTTAAATGATTCACCTAACATACTAACATTAGTATTCGAGTTAGATGCTGTAGCCGCTAACAAATCACTAAACTCTCCTGCTTGTTTAGCAGACATTCCAAAAGCAGTTAGTGCATCTGTAACAATATCACTTGTAAGCGCCAAATCTTCACCAGAAGCTGCGGCTAAATTCATTATTCCTTCTATGCCATCTAACATATCACTTGTTTTCCATCCCATTTGTTACCGTAAAGGCTTTTTATCCTCTACATCTAGGAGTTTCCTCCATGATACCTAGTCATTTCTAGGCTAGTTCAGCGTACATTTTCACTTTATTAAGTGTTCGACACTCTTGCCAGTATTATATTTATTCAACTGGTACGCGTTACGGTGCTTAATAACCTTTCGTAATTTATTAAGTTACCTCGGTGTTGGCATATTTACTCAAAGAAAAAAGCACCTTATTTAAAGGTACTTATATATTTTACAATCTTATTCCTCATATTCCACCTCGCCGTTTTGGGTTTAATTGTACCAAATAGCTAGATATTTATAAACTTAGCGTTCACCGATTTTGCCGAATTTTAGATGACCCGATGTTTTAAGCCATCGCCATATAGCTTAATGCTTCACTACTTTCAGTTGCACTAAATTTAGTTTTTGAGCCCATCTCTTTAGCTTTATTCCCTAAAAGAACCATATCCTCTGCTGTAGCTCCACTTATAGCTTGAACTTTACTCATTCCAGCTTCAAAGTCCATTCCAACTTTTGTTGCTACAATTCCTATCCCTGCAATTACCGAAGCAGCTCCTCCTATTGATGCAATAATTGATTTTGATCCCGTTTTAGCAATACTACTCATTTTTGATAGGCCATTTTCAATTCCCTTTGAATCTAAATCAGTATCTATAACTATTCTTCCATCAGCCATGTTACTCTCACCTACTTTCTTTATAAAAATAAAAAAAGCAGGCATTGGCTCACTACTCTAAGGTGTGGCTCTAAGCTCTGTCTTTTTCTTTAACTTCTATTTTAATTATTTTTTTACATCGAGGACACTTTATTTCCCCCTTAACGTAATCTGCTTTTATTAATAACTGATTACAACAGAAGCACCTTACATCTTCAATATTAATCACCTCATTTATACATAAAAAAAGCACCTACTAAGTAAGTGCCAAATCTACTTTTGTAACTTTGGTTCTCTATGAACCTTTTTTTCTATAGCATCGTAAATATACCATTTACTTTGATTCTTAACTTCGCTCAAAGGAGCAATTCCTATAGATATAGTATAATTATCATATAATCCACCTAAATAATCCTTACCTGAACTTTTAACTGAAGAATCTTGTAATTGTGCATTTGCATTGAATCTTCTTATAATACTATCAGCTAAATCTAAAGCAAGTTTACTATCAGTTGAATCAGCAAGAACCGCTGTAAAAGTAACCTTGTCCCCAGATACTTCAATATAAATATCTTTTAAATAACTATATTGTTCTGAATTAATAAATTCAGCTTTAGTATCGTGTATACATTTTTCCCAATCAACATTATATGTAACTTTTTCATTAATATTCTCTTTCTTATCAATATCAGAATTATTAATAACTTCCTTATCAGTTTTAGCCTTTAAATCTTCTCCAGATTTACAACTAACCAAACCCAAAGATATAATTAAAAACAGAAATATACTTAATATTTTCTTCATGTCATTACCTCCATATTGTTATAATCATAATTATAGCAATATAATTATAATGTCACAATAAGTTCATTAAATCCTTTCCACTTAAAAGTGCTTCTTCTATGTTTTTCAGTTTTGCTTCTTCACTTGCACTTATATTTTTAGGTATTTTATATAGTTCTTTCATTTTCCTATAATGCATCTTTTCCTCTTTAGCTTTAATCTTAGATAAATCAATGGACCTATATCCCATTATTTTAACTATCTCATTATCTTCCTTAAGACTCTTAAACATAGCCTTGAATTTCCACCAATGTAAATAGTCTATATCCTGCAAATCTACGCCATATTGGTCTAAAAAAGCACTATAGATATAATCATCATCATGTTCAAAACTGTAAATTTGAGTACCGCCTTTACATTTAGCATTTCTCTTTTGATATGAAATATCTTTACCACATCTGTAGAACCACAAGATCTTTTCTACAGCCTCATTTATATTAGTTGGAACTACAGGATAATATAATTCTAAAGCATTAATGATTTTATATTCTTCATTTATTTCATTATCTTGCATTAAAAGTTCAAATAAAATAGATGTGCGAAAATCTGAATTAATACCATACTCTATACCATCTATATCTACCGTAATTGGAGCTAAATCAATTAATAAGTTCATTACTATTTAGTATGTTTTTGAACTCGCTTTTGAGCTCTATTAGGAGAATATTTAGATGTAAATTTATTTATTTCTTTCTTCTTCTCATTTGTTTTCTCAACTAATTCATCAATTGCTGACATACAAGTCAATAAATTAACCTTTTTACCAAAAACCTTTTTATCAGTTCCTTCTCCAAACATAGTATTAAATATATTAAAAACTGCATTGCACATTATTCGAATACTTTCACTATTTTTTTTATTAGCAACCTTTTCTTCAATCCCTGTTAAATTTTCTAAAGCTTTTTCATATCTTTCAGCAACTTCAAGATCATAAATATCTAAATCCTCTAATTCAACGCCATTTATTTTCACTTTAAATTCCTCCTATAGTGTTTTAGGTGTAAAACCTTTTTTAAATGTCTTTGCAGCAGTATCAAAAGTTCCTTCTACCGGATCACTAATTCCTAAAAAACTTCCACTTATGCCTAATTCTCCATCATTGTCATCAAAACTATCGACTGAAATAGCCACATCAAATTTTCTAGCTCTAAATCCTGAAGTTGTATCAGGTTTATCTAAGTCTACTATTAAATATTCCGTTTCTGTATCAGCACCTGTCTTTTGCATTTCTCCTATATCTCTTATATGATCAATAGCTTTCTCACTTGCTATTTGATCAGCATTAAAGCTTGTACTCCATTCATATCCAGTAATACTTTGACTTGCACTAGATTGATTTATATACCTCTTAGATGTAGTCTGGGCACTAGGACTCTCATTAAGCTCTGTAAACCCAGTGCCTAAAAGTTCAAAAGTTTCACCTACCTTTAAATAGTTAGCTTGAATTTTTCTTTTTCGTATAGCCATTTATATCATTTTCCTTTCTTAAAATATTTTAATTTTAATTGTATCTGGAATTGAGCAGTATCTTCTGTTACTGCAAAAGCATACCCAGTACTAGTCACCTTAACTTCTAACGGTTCTAACTTATTATCTAGCAATGGAAATATATAATTGTTATTATTATTATCCTCAATCCAATCAGCAAACTTTTCATAAAATCCGCTATTATCTATATTCTGTAACACATCAACCCCATAAGGCTTTCTAGATGTAAATATAAAAGCGTATTGTCTTATACTATCTCCATTAACGTATTTCTTTACAATAGGTTCTATAGGAACTTCTTCTATGGAATAGGTGTCTGCATAAGGTTCTAGATAGTTGACATTAACTTTAATAGCATTATTAAATGTATCTAAACATGGACATTTTTTTATATAGTTTCTCAAGCTATCTATTATCACTTACTTCTACCTCCTACAAATTCAGCTATTGCTTGGACTATTTTATCCCCTCTGTCAGCAAACATTCTTCTATCCCAAAGCTTACCTCTAAGACCTCCTAATGAACTTCCTTGTTTACCGTTACCGCTGTTAGAATAATACTGCTTTCTAGCATAAGGAGCATTATATATAATTTTATTAGCCTGTAATTTAATCATCATATCCTTCAATCTACCTGTTCTGTATGGAATATAATTATTACATTGTTTAGCTACCTCTTGAGTAAATTTAATTTGAGCTTTACCATTTTTATTTAAATACCTCTTAAGTAGAATTTTTTTAGCATCATTAATCTTTAATATAACTTTAGCATCCATACTATACCCCCTCTACTTCTATATGATCAGTTAATAGATTTACAGATTTAATATCTATAACATCATCAAATTCATTTTTCAAATCAGCTATTCTATAAGGTTTAATACCTGTTATTTCAAAGTCAATTTCACCTTTTACAACTTTATCTCCTGGAGCTAATGTAAAATAATTTATTCTTTCAATATCAGATAAATTAGCGAATCTTTTAGGGCCTACATAGTTAGCTAACTTATCTATAAAAATAAGTGTACTATCAGCAAGCAGTAAACCTTTATCGCTTACAGTACCAGTTGTCTTTCCTTGCCAATTAACATCTTTAATAACTCTTCTTTGATATTTATAGCTATCGCTAGTTAAATCATAATGCTTGTTATAAATTGTTACAGCTGAATTCTTAAACAAAACACCCATTACATCACCCCATAAGTTTAATAAATGGATCAGGTAAAAGTTCTTTTATATCATCAGTTATGGTCCACTTTCCTTCATCAGTAAAAGTCATACTTTGATTCCCTTCACTAATGGATTTTACCCCGTTCATTTTTTTAAATTCAGTAGCTTTTTCAATCAATAATTCAACTGCAACTCCATAATTCTTTAAAATATATTCCTTTGTCCATTTAGGGTTATCTATAACATTTAGATAACCCCTTATTTTAGCTACTGCTCTATCTTCATTAGTAAACATAACTACCTCCATTCTCTAATTTATAATTATGTAATATTGTCCCAATATACTAAAGCGTTATAGTAGCAATTCCTATTTCTTCAGCAGTAGGACAAGATGGTAATGCAGTTGCAGCTGCTTTAGTAAATTCACCAACTGGATCTATTGAAGAATATGTTCCAGCAAATATATTACCTATCATTAAAGCTTCTTCCATCTTTGAATCTCCTATTAATTTAACTTCTTCGGCTGTTAATCCATAAATTGTTTCCCCTAACACTTCAGGACCAAACATTGATATTACATTCTCAGGAAAATATCTCTTAGTATCAAACCCTTTTGCTTTTTCAACTTTATATTTTCCTTCATTAACCACAAATCTAGGTAAATCTAATTCTTCTAATAAATCATTTAATTGACTTAAAGTTACAGTTTTAGCTGAATTAATACCATGAACTGCTTCTCTAACAGATTTATTTGAACGTATTTTATTAACTATTTTTCTAGATGTTAAAGCTCTAACTGGTCTTGATCCTGAAGAACCCTCCACAGCAGCTGCTAAAGTTTCTAAATCATCAAGCGGTTTAGATGTCTCAGTATCTGACCAATTGAAAGTTTTTTTGTTTACAGGAAGGAATCCATAATCCATAGTTACTTTGACTCCATTTTCCTCAATCCTAATCTTACCTGAACTTAAAAGTTCCATTCTCATCGCTTCAACTCTAACTTTTATAGCTTCAACCATTTTATCAGCATCTTTATATAATTCTAAAAGGGTTGACTCTAATTCCGCATTAGTTCTAGGATTATTTATTTTTATAATTTCTTTTTCTGTAATTTTTATCTGTCTTTTAATTAAAGCTAATGATGCAACACCTTTATTAATAGCTTCTCTAGATGCTAGTTCAGTTTGTGTATCTAAAGCATGCACTGAAGCTGATACTGGTATGCCACCTCTTCCTAAAATCATATCAAATTCAATATCTTGAATTTTTCTCTCTGGGAAAAGTGAATCCCCTAACATAGGAACAACCTTTCTATCTTTATAATAATTAATTAATTCTTTTGTACTGAAAACTTCTTCTAACCTTGGCATTATTTAATCCTCCCTTTATTATCTAAATGTTATTTTTACTAATGTAGATTTTATAGTTTCAATAGCTTTTTCTGAAAATCCATCAAGCACTCTATCTTTTCTTAAATACCCTTCAACAACTAAGCTACATGGCATATCCCCATTTGTAACATCTACTGTTTTATATAAAACACCTGCTGGTGTAGTAGTTAGTGTTTCAGAACCCTCTCCACCAGTTTGGGTTACAACTGTTCCTTCAGCATCTATTAAAGTTCCTGCTTTAACTAGTTTTCTTCCATTTTCATTAGGCTTAATGCTTGTTGATTTAACTGTAGAAGTAAAAGTTATAAGATTAGATTGAGTAACTAATATCTCCATATCATTTTCATAAGTTTGTTTTTTAAAATACATAAAAATTCCTCCCTTTATTTAGTAGTCCAAGGATCACTTGGAGCTGAACTTGTATTATTTATTTGAGCTGCTATTGCAGCACCAATACTCATTGGCTTTCCATCTGAATTATTACCTGGTATATAACTAGACTGTTTCATCTTCTCTGTAGCTATAGCTTCAAGACTCTTTGACCAATCCTCCGCGATAGAATCTAAAACTTCTTTAGTTTTATCAAAATCATCACCTAAACATTTTTCAATAATGCTTGCCGGCAATTTCTTATCTTTAGCATATTTCATAGCTTCATTTAATAAATCTTTTCTTGCATTAGCTTTTTGTTCATCAGCTAATTTTTTCTCAAGTTCTAAGATTTTCTTTTGAGTTGGATCAGTTATTAAATCCGGATACTTTTCCTTAATAAAAGGTTCAAGCTCCTTTTCTAAATTGTTTTCCCTCCAAGTTTTTAAAGCTTTGCTATGATATTTATCATTTTCACTATCAAGAAAAGCTTTAAAATCTTTATCACTTTTTATTTTTTCCTTAAAGGCCTCTAAGGTAAGTCCACTAATTTGTAGTGACTTAGCTAAATTACTATTTTCTAGTAACGAATCTATATTTTCATCATCACCCGCTTTTTCAATTAATTTTAATAATTCTTTCTTTAACATATACTCCTCCTTATCCCACAAACCCATATAAGCCTTGTGACACAAAATTATTTAACTTAGTAATAACACCCCTTGCACACAAAATGCACACAAGACGTATTAATAAATAATATAAAAAGCCTTAGTTTCCTAAGACTTAATTATTTTTCAACTTTGTAGTTTTCCCACTTTTTATAAGCATCTACATACATTTCTTTCTTGTCCCCATTGTAAGTACACTCGTAATACATTCCATCAAATAAAGTAGTACTTAATAAAGCTTTATTGTTTTGAAGAGTTTTACAGCTCCACACCATAAATACATCATCTGTTGTAATTTCCTTCTTATCAGTTTTATCCAAATGCTTATTAGTATAGTTACATACTTCCTGTTTACACCATTCTAAAAATTCTTTTTCATTCATTTAATGTTTCTCCTCTAATCTTCTATCCTATTAATTCCATATTGAACAGCTACTTCATGTTCAATTTTACAACCTCTTGCATTTCTCCAATCTCCACCAAAATAAGCAATATCAGCTTGACTTAAAAGCTGTATAGATTTTCCTAGATACCATACTGGAATTGACTTGTTAACTTCTCCTGGATATTTCGATATGAAAGAATCTATTAACTCTATTGGTTCTCCTATAGTTTTTTCTGCTTTAATACGAATTTCTTCCCTTGTTTTTAAAATTTCTTCATCTGTAAGACCCCTCATTGGTTGAGATATAAATAACTTTTTCACTTCTCTTTTCCTCCTTAGTTTTAAGCATAATAAAAGCACCTACTTTTAACTAAGTAAGTGCCTAATTAAGCAAATGGTGAATTTGCTTTATCTCTTAATATTTCATTTGTTATTTTAATATATTCTTTATGAGCATCTTTTACGTTTTGTGGCGCATCTTCTCTTATTGTAGCCTCTAAATAATCACCAGCATTCCCCATAATAATGTATGGTTCAAATATCTTTGTTAATTTACGCGTTGTTTCATGTCTTTTGTCCACAATCATCACGATTTTTCAACTCCTTTTATATACGCTTCTATAAATTGAACTAATTCTGTTTTGATATTTCCTTTAACACTGAAATATTCTGCAATAATTTCATTAACCCTATTAATCCCAATATAACTATCTGCTGCATATCCACTTAATTGGTTTTCAATAAACCTATTAGGCATTGAAGATTTACTTAAGATATAATTCTGAATTCCATTATCAAACATTTCTTTAGCATTATTATAACCCACTCCTTTTTGATTTTCAATTAATTCCACTAAATCATAATGATATTTATGTCCTAATTCATGCAGAAGTGGAGAGTTTGATTCTACGCTTGCAAAATAACCTTCTTTGCTTTTTAAATATTTTGATATCTTAGAATCTGTATCATACTTACTATTTATAAATACTGTATTAACTTCTCGCTTATAACCTCCAATAGCATTTTGAGGTAAACCATTTTTTTCGAAATTTATAATTGACACTCTTGGCAGTTCAAACCATGCAGGTAATCCACTTTTAATATTTTTAAGTTTTTTTTCATATAATCTTACTGCTTTATTTTTCTTTGTTGCATCAATATCCGTCCACATGTTAAATCTACTATTAGATACTCTTTTTTCATTTATCGATAAGTTTCCCAGTTTAAATTCTCTTTCTTCTCCAAATTGTGGAACGAACCTACTGGACATATAATCAGTTTTATCTAAAATACTCTCATCATCTTCAATAGTATAGAAACATCTGCATAATGGATGTTTTGGAATTTCTATCTTACCTTTAAAATCAAACACTCTATCATGGTATTGCCCACAATCAGAACATAACCTACTATCTAAAGTTGCATTATACCTTACTTTTTTAACCCCTGTTTCTTTACAGAATATATCAAATGCATTAGCAGAAGATCTATTTACTTCTGTTTCTACAAGTCTTTTTGTATTATAAGCACCAGTATTATAAGTTTTTTCTACTTCTTTTTTTATTTGATTTACATTTACTTTTCCATTAAGAAAAGCATTAATTTGCTTATGAAGATATTTAGCTGTTTCCTGCTCATTTTCCCAAACTCTTTTCGAAAAATGTTTACCTTTAAAATTATCTTTCACAATCTTCTTAACATCTTTTAAATTGGCATTATAGTTATAAAAATTAAAAGTTTTATTAACCGTAGAACTAAGAATATCATTAATTACATTAATCTGATTCTTACAAATATTCTTATGACCATTTAAAATTAAAACAGACATCTTTTTATAATATTTATCCTTATCGCTCTTCCCTATACTCATTACTCCATCAATAATAGTATAAGTAAGCATAACCATTGCTATTTCCTTTAAAAGTTCATTTCTAATATTTTTCTGCTCCTTATAAATTTCTTTCAACTGTTCATTAGCTTCATCATAAAGACTTTCAATAAATTCTTCTTCATCAATCATTATCAATCACCTAGATTATTTAAATCTATTGCAAATTCTTCTTCTTGCTCTTTTTTTACCTTTTCAGCTTCAACTACTTTATTATTAATGAAACTAAATCTACCTCTAGCAGTATCTTTAGAAATTATCCCATCAGGCACCTGACTAAGCATTTGAGCAGTTGCTAAATCATCTGAAGGAATATTTGGAGTATAAAGAGCTTTAATATCTTTATAATCATAAATTTTATTTTTCTTCAAATCCAAATATATAAATAAAAATCTTAATCTATTTTTAACAATATTCCTATGTGCCTTAATTTGAAGATTACACTTGTTTTCCAAAACAATAAGTCTAGATCTTAAAGTTATACCTGATAAATTACTTTGCAATTTTTCATTATGGTTTATATGACAAGCTATTTCGTACATAGTATCATGATATCTATCTAAAGTATTCTGAATAAATGTATCATTTATATTTTTGATTAACCAATCTGCACTAGCACCTTTACCTGGAAGTTGTAACACTCCCAATCTCTTCATTTTAGGAACATCATCATTATCAATTTTACATCCAATAAATTTTAAATAAGCATTCCTAAAATCACTTATTTCATTACCAACATCACTTAAATTTGTCTCAAAAGCATCTTGAAGACCCTTAATATCCTTATATAAACTATCACTTTCTTTTTCATAACTTAAAATTCCAATACTAACAGGCACTTCTTTAAATAAATTTTTACTTGGTGATGCTATTTCTTCAAATTTATCATTAAAATGATATATATAATTCTCCGTATAAACATCAATATTATTATGTTGTTCAAAATCATTTTTAAATGTATGAATAAAGAATAAAACCTTTCCTGAAGAGCTATCCTTATATGCATATCCATCACTAGGTTTTATAATTTTACTACAAAAATCTGCTTTCTTATCTATATAATAAAGTTCATAGACTTCCGTAAATATTAATAAATATTTCATTAAATCAGTATCATGAAGTTCATCCCAATGAGCTGTATAATATTCTATATCTTTTACTATATTTGTATCATCTGTCCTTGATTCATAAGTTATATCATTTCCTAATGTATAAGCAACTTCTTCTTTTATAAATTTCTTAATGTAGTTAACATTTACTTTTAAATTTGATCTATCTGTAACAAAAAGATATTTTCTGATAGCATCTGTATCACCCTTATAATAACGATACATCTTTTCATAAATATTTCTAAATACATGATAACTACCATAAGCCTTTTTAACTAACTCTAAATGTTCATAATTATGCAAATCTAATCCAAATTCTTTTTTAAACAATTTATTTATCAACTTATTTAAATTCAATATTTCACCTCCTACAACCCAAAGGATCGTCTATCTAGTATTTCAACTGCTTCAACAATTTCTATATTATCAATCCGATTATTAAATTCAGATGCAATATCTGGCGCATCATCATGAATAGAGAATTTTTGCCCTCTAAAATCTAAAATTTGACTTATAAATTCATCATCTTCTTCAGCAAATATAATTTGACCTTTATTCATATAAGGAATAATAGTAGAAATTTTATCATCCTTATTTTTTCTTTGAGCTTCATTTATTATTTCTATGTCTCTGCCTCTTAAAGTTAAGTCAGCTTTGATTTTATTTTCTAATAAATTAGCATCTGCTCCATTAAATGTGTTCTTCTCTATATAAACATGAGTTATATCTATATATTCTTTTATCAACTCAATCATATGGTCCACGTACTTATCAAAATCTGTTCTTGCATTAATCCTTGCAAGTTCAGCTTTTCTCGCATATTTTAAATTATTATCAGCTTTAGATCCTACCAAAAAAGCACTATAGTCAGATTTTTTATTATTAGTTGCTGCTGGATCCACTAATAACATAGTTTTTATAAAATCATGTCTTTCTATTTCTTCTCTTTTTTCAGTAGCAACAGTTTTAAACCATTTTTCTCCTATACTGTCTACATCTCCTTGAACTTCTTGTTTAAAGGATGATGGATTTTCGTAATATTGAATGGCCATATCAAGACAATCCCAAAACTCTTGCCATAACAAAGGATATTGCATTTCATCTTGGTGTTGATAATAAAACTCCTTAGCATAATCTAATGATGCACTTCCATATTTTTTAGAATTAAATAGAATCTCTTTAAAATTCAACCAAAGTCCTTCATTAAAGAACTTATCAACATTATCTATAAGAACACCTTTTTCATTTTCAAATTTCCATGTTGGCTGATTCATCAATCTACTATAAAAACATTCTTTATGTTGTAATGTGCCTAGTGCTATCATCACAGTACCTTTTTTAACTAGCTTTCCTTTTCTATAAAGTGGCTTTTGAATAGCAAATTTAACATCTTCACTAAATCTCTTCCACTTTCCTTCTCTAGCTTCATGAGTTTTAACATCTGATTCTGATTGATAATCATCTAGAATTATAAGTTCAGGCCTTCTATTTCTATACTTTCTACCTCTCATAGGTGAAGCTGAAGGTATTGCTTCTATCTTAGAAAAATTAGTTAATTCTAATTCTGAAGTATTACATTTAAAACTCTTATCTCTATCATCTAATAAAACTCCAAATGAATTCTTTAATAGTTCATTTTCTAAAAATTGATTTTTAATATCTGCAATAAACTTTTCAGCAGTAGATCCTATATCAGAACATATCAATGTATATTTTATATGGCCATAAGCATGAACCCATATAACCGGTCCGGTATTTCCAAAAACTGATTTACCTGTACCTCTTGGCAATATTCTACCTAATTGATTGTGACCTTCTCCTATAATAGCTTCCTGAATATCTTTCCATAAATCTTCATGAACCTTTGCATGAGGTGCTGCTGCATTATCATCTTTTGGATAATAGATGTCTTGTAAAAAATACAAACAAAAAAACTCTAGATTAAATTTACCTAATTGCCATGCTAATCCATGGAATCCAAATAAATTGCTAGAGTTTTCTATAAACATTTCATCTGTTCTTTCCTCTGCCTCTTTATCATTTAAGCCAGCTTCTAGAAAAGTCTTATTAAGATAGTGATAAAGTAAGAATTCATTTCTTTCATTATCACTATCGAATTCTAAAGGCAATCCCACTTTATCACCACCTCCTGGTTTTTAAAATTTGTTAGAAAAAGTGTGGAACTGGTAGCCACAGTATTCCAAATATTGTATTTTAGAACCTACCCCCATATTTATTTATGCATAATAGTAATTAAATACTTAATTATATAACAATTTCGCTTTTGCTTTTTATTTTTTTCGCTAAAACTTAATTTAGCGAAGTTCGTAAATTAAATTATTATATATATACTAAAGCTAGTTATATCAAGGTCTTCAAGCATTATTACCGCCTTTTAATTTCAGTTTTATCCTTTCAACAACTGCTTCAACTTCATTAATTTGCCCATCATTCTCACTATTTCCCGAGTTTCCAGTGTCTATTACTTGGGAAGTTCTTCCTAAAATCCTATCTATTAGATATTGATTTGCAGCTAAACATACTCTTTTATCGCTTTTATCATTAGCTAATTCTTTTATATTTGAAATAAATGTGGTTAAATCTTTCAAAATGTAAGCATTTCCCTGGTTAATTATCCCTCGCTTACGCCTGTCCAGCTCTGCCTTGACAGTAGGCTTACCCATCCAAGCATAAATAGTATTTCTAGTAACACCTATAGTCTTAGCGATATCCGTTATATTCTCGCCCTCTATAAGCATAGTAATCATTTGTATTTGTTCTCTTGTTACTATTTCCTGTTTATTCTTTAAGAGCTCTTTAGCCATCTACACACCCCCTCTGATATATACACATAATAAAAGACACTTGTATAGGCTAAATCTTCTCTAATTAGCTTCTACAAATGTCCTAACTAACAATTTCTATAATACTATAATAACACGTTTAAAACCTTAATATTTAAACCAGTCTTAAACAAAGTTTAAACAAAGTTTAAGAATAATATATTTGATATCTTATTTACTATAATTCTTTTCAATTCTGATACATATTCTTCAGTTAAATCTAACTTAGCAGCTATCATTCTATTATTCTCTTTATTAAAGTATCTCATTTGAATAAGATTCTTTTCTCTATTTGTTAAATCAGTTAATGAATTTTCTATCTTCATAATTTCAACTTCTTTAAGCTTTTTCATATTTTCTAATTTTTTTATTCTCTTTTCTCTAATTACGACTTCATTCTCTACACTTGAATTAAACTTATTAGTAGATCCAGTTCTTTCTTCATATACTATTGCACCAACACCTTCATATTGACTTTTTAAAAGTTCTAAATCTAATTCTATATTTCTAATTTCAGCTTTAGTTTTATTAAAGTTGTATAACATAGCCTCTGTTTTTTTATATAAACTCAAGATTATTCACCTCTTTTGTTTCATTTCTAATTTTTTTATTATGCTTTTTAGTCAATTTTTATTGATTTTTTCTAATAAATTAGCCTTTTCTGACTCTAATTTTGCTTTTTCTGTCCATTTTTTATTAAAAATACATTTTTTAATTTGCTTATCTATTTCTTTTATTCTATCTCTCCAAACCTTGTCCCAGTCTACTCTCACGGTACTTTACTCCTTCTAATTTTTTATATTATGTTACACTTCATGTTACATTTATTTTTTTAATAGTAACCACTTCAAACCGTTGATATTACTAGCTTTGGAACATTGGTTACAAAGTTACACTTTTTTTAAATTTATATGTATATATAGAGAATATATAATATATATATTTTTTTCTTATATATATATATATATTTATGTAACTTTGTAACTATTATATATATATATAGTCTCAGGCTAGATATACTGTCATTTCTTGTGGTTACACTTTTGGTTACTTTTTTTTGAAAACTTGTAACTCTTGTAACCTTTTTTATTTTTTACAATTGTTTTATAAAGTTTTCTATTTGCTCTAATTTATCTTTAATAACCAATATGTCATGATTACTTCTTAAAACCTGCTGTGGAACGAATTTCAAAGCAGATTCAAAGCTTGTACAATAAGCTATTGGTTGCCAGTATTCTTTGCCTAGATTTTCTTTCTTGGTTAACTTACTATCTTCTACTATTTTCTTGACTTTTACTATAAACTGCCTTTCATCTGTTTCTATTAAATAGTCTCCCATATTTACTTTCATTAATATCCTCCATTAACTCTATCCCAATTAATCTTATTTTTATATCTATATGCTTGTTCCATTTCTTTAAATGTGAAACCTAAATTTAATCCTAATGCTATAATCCTTGGAACTGTAGGATCTTTAAAGCACATCTGAAATAAGTGGTAAACTGTATAATCACTATTAAGTCTATGGGCTATTTCTTCTGCTCTATCTATAAAGCTATTTCCTTCTTCATTTTCTAGACTTAAAGCAAAATGAAAAACATCTGCCCATTCCTCTAACATTTTTTCTCTATTAACTTCTCCTTTGGTTTTCTTCCAATACTTAAACTCTTTAAATTCCTGTGCTAATTCCCCTAGCTCTACTCTTAGAGCTAACTCTATCTTTCTAGTTGGGTATACATCTATATCACTTTTCTTAAATATTGCTATATCCAATTCTTTCTGCATTTCTAATAAATTTCTAATGTTCATAACTAACCCCTTAATATTTATTAATGTATTATTGTAATTATCTCTAAATCCATATTTCCACAATCTTGGCATATATAAGTTATATTGATTTTTTCATATTTCTTATTATTTGCAATAATTTTCTTTATTGAAAATGCATCTATTTTATCACTATTGCATTTGCAACATATTTTATTAATAGTCTTCATATTTAATTTAACCTATCCTTACTAATATTCCACCATTACTCTTTGTTTTGAACTCATATAAATTAGAGTTTTGGCTTTTTAAACTGCATAAATCTAATGGTATTAACTTTGTTCCATTGTTATATATCTTCTTTTTGTACCTGGTGCAATAATATTGATTTCTAACAAAAACTTGATTATTGCAATACATACATTTATTCATCGTTTTCTCCTTACTGATACTCACTTACTTGAACCTTCTCTTCAGCTATAATACAAGCCACTTTCCAATAGACTTGGAGTAAATTAGTTTCCTCTGTATCATATTGTGGGTCATCTCCTCCGCATCCTGTATCTCTAATTGCTATAGTATAGTAATCCCAGGCATAATAACTTTCTACTTTACCATTGGTTTTATCCTCTATAAATTTTCTTAATTGTCCTTCTGTAAATAGCGGAATTGGTCCTATACTTTTAAAGTAATCAAAATCTCCATTTAAATCGCATTCTAAGTTATTATCTATTATCTCTACATCTTTATATTCATGTGGGTCTTCATTATAATAATATAAATCTCCGTAATCACATTCCCACCAATCTAAAAATATTTTTTGTACTTCTATAGGTTGCTCTCTAAATTGTTCTATTGTTGTGAATTCCATCTTTCGCCTCCTTATTGATATTGATTTTCTTATGAGAATAGAAGCATATTACTGTTACTTAAATCGCTTCTATTCTCCTATATTTAAATTATCTAATCGATTTCTATTATTTCCTCACTAATGATTGTGTAAAATGTTGGTTTATAGTTATACTTCTCTTGCCACTTGTAAAACACATCATTAAGATCCTTCTCTAATTCTAATAATTCTTCTGTAGATGCATAAACTAAATAATCCTCTGCTACTTCTCCAACTTCTTCATACATAGTATTTTGTATGTCTTCTATAACCCTATCAACATCTACTCCAAAGTTTGGTACATCTTCAATTATTCCTATTTTAAATTTCTTAATATCATCAATTAAGGCTTCTTTAGATGCTTCCTCTATAGCTTCTTCTCTACTATCACAAACGCCACCTCTCCATATCTCACTATTTATATTTAACTCATAAGTCCACTTACTCATTTTCCTACCTCCATCTATTTTTCATATTTTTTAATTGCATACTAAAAAAACGCCGCATATTTCTTTGAATAATACGGCATTTTAAATAATTTTATATTCCTAATATTTTAATATAGTCAGTTAATTAGTCAATAAACTATAGACTTTATTTATAGATTCTTTATCATCAAAATTATCTGATATTTTAAACATTAATTCTGAAGCATTTTCATTTTGAAATACTTCTTTAAATTTTTCTTTGTCATTAAGCATAACTCTATTTATTTCAATAAACAATCTTGGCAAACTATATGCCCATTCATCATTTGGGATTCCATTCTCGTCACTTAACGCAAAATATGATTCTCGAGCGGCTATTATACTTGCATATTGTTCGGCATAAACTGTTTCATTATCTATATTTCCGCCATAACCAGCAAAATTTTGTATATTATCTCTTACCGTTTGGGTTAATTCTTTCTTATAATTATTTATCTTATTTTGTTGATAAAAATTATACCCTAATGAAAGTAAAAGTATCCCAACTATTAAACTAACTATAAATTTCGATTTATTTTTCAATTTATACTCCTCCAACTTAATCTATTAAAAATTATTATACATACATTAGTTTTATCTTAGTTAGTTTATATTGTAACATAATTATACATTTTTCAAAAATACCGTATTATTCAATTTTTAAAGAACATATTTACTAAATATAAAAAACTTATAACCCACAATTACAAGGCCTTTCTCTTTCTCCTATGTGATCTAATAATCCATAATCATCAAAAAACATTTCAATTTGTCCTTCTCCAACTATTACCTCTATAGGTTTTGAACTTATATATAGTGGCTTTTTATTATCTGATACTCTTTTTTCATTTACTTTATGCTCTAAAGCTCTAGCCTTCTCATATAAACATGGATCATTTCTATATAACTCTATAAACTCAGCTTTTTTTGCATAAGGACAGAAATAACAACCAGATTTCCTAGGAACTTTAAAACCATGTCTTTCAATTATTTCAATATTTTCTTTTCTAGTGATCCCATCTTCAACAAATAAATACTTAAATATTTTATTAGCTAAATACTTAGGCGGATTTTGTGGTGGTCTTGCTCTATTCGCTTCATCATATGCTATCCCTAAATGCATATAACACTTTTCATCTTCTCCACCCTCTAATTTAGAATTAATATACAAATTGGTTGGTATTATTTTAAACTTTTCAGTACACCATCTAAGCATTCTTGAAGGTACTACACTCTTCTCTAAACAATAATGGAATAAATCTAATCCTTTATTCATATTTCTTTCTTTAACATTACCTTCAACTATTGTTACTGGTTTCCACCCTCTCTTTATGACCTCTTTATTAAAGTAATCCATATATCTATAAGTGTCTGGGTGATCAGCTCCATGATTACTAAATACGGCTTCAAACTCTATCCCTTGTTCTATCATATAAAGGTATAAAGCTACACTGTTTACTCCTCCACCAAAACTTAAGAAATGTTTCATACTATACCCTCACCCCCATGTTTTCTTTTACTAATCCATTTATACAATCACTTGCTTCTTTTAATGTTCCGTTATATATTACTTCCTCTTTTGAGTTTCTCACTTCCCATGATCCTTTAAGCTGATTACAGCATAAATGATATTGCATATCTTACTCCTCCATCTATTTATCAATATTTTCAAATCCCGAACTCTTCTTTAAGCTCTATTAAGTTAGGATCTAATAATATTAACTCTCTTATCTTATTTTTAAATTCTTCTGTTTTATCTATCTTAGCTTGTACATCTTTTTCAAACTTATCTGTATTTCTAAAATATTTACTGTCTACTGCTCCACATTTAGCTACTTTACTAGTATTAGAATATCTACTCATTACTAATTTCCTTTATATCAATTCTTATAGTCTTATTTGCTTGTCCTAAATGGTATATCAAGGCTTCTGAACCATCTTCTAAGTTAACTTTTGACTTAGCTTTTATATTTAATTTTCTTGCCTGCTTTATTCCTTCCAAGTTTTCATTTATTTCTTTTAAATCTTTCTCAGTTATCATTATTTACACTCCTTTAAAATGGACACTCTGTTGTAGTTCCTTCGAATCTTTGCTCCGTTTCTGTTACTACTTCAAAAATTGGTTCTACTATCTCATACATTTTTAAATCTCTTAATTTTTCTATATCATATTCATCCATTCTTACAGTTTTCCAATTTCCATTAACCTGTTTCATCTTAGTTGGAATACTTTCATTTAAAATATAACCTGATTTTTTAGCTTGTTTTTTAAAGTCCTTCAGTTTTAAAGGAATAACATCTGTTCCAAATCTAGTTGTATGTTCATATAACAAATTAATCATTTCACTTGTTTTTATTAACACAACATTGTTTTTAACTTTAAAAACACATTCTGGATTTAATACTCTAGAATCCTCTAGCATTTGATTAAACGTTAAAAGCATGGTTTCCACAACTGAATTTACTTCCTGTCCATCTTCTAAAACTTCTGTTTTTATATTTTCTATTAAGAATTTTTCGAATCCCTTAAATTCCTTAGTTTCTAATTTAATTGCAAGTTTATTTAAAATTTGCATTCCACAATAAATATTAAGCGCAGTATTTAAAGGTCTATTGATTAATTCAGTTATTTTACTTTCTCCCAACTTCCTTATATCTGAATATTCTTCTATAGTAAGATTTAATATTATATCTATCAGACTTCTTCCCAATTTATTCAATAATTGTTGATTATCCATAAGCCATTTCATAGCTTTAGTATGTTCTAAAGTTCTTTCATTTTTAGAAAGATAAATTATACAACTTCTTTCTATAAGGGCCTTTTCATTATTAGCATAGCTTTCCTCACCTGCCATTATAATAGGTCTATCTAATTTAAATTCTGTTGTTTCAAGACTTCTGTTCCCTCTTGATACACTTGTCCCATCATAAGAGTTTCTTAATATTTCGCTTAATTTAGATATTTTAAAACGATCCAGGGCTGATGGTTTAAATTCTTCTAATAACAATGGGTAATTGCCTTCTGATAGACTTTTTATTATTCCAAAAGGACTTGTTAATCCGATTGATTTTATATCATTTTTATTAGCATTTAGTATAGGCGCTATTACATTATCTAATATTGTACTTTTTCCACTTCCACTCTCTCCTATCATCAGTAAATGATGCTGTTTATTTCCTATTGCTTTATTTTGATATATTGCCAGGTTGTTTATTACTGTTCCTATTATGCTGATAGTCTTTTCTGAAGTAGCAAATTTAAATAAGTGTTTTCTTATAGATTTAAATTCTTCTTGAGTTATTTCTTGAATATCTATTAGATTTTCTGCCATATTACCTTTGCACTTTATGCTTATATCTATACCTGAATCTGAAATAGCTCCATTACTTGTTGCAAAAAATAATTTCTTATCTTTTTCTATAAACTTAGCTCCGTTATGAATTTCTTCATTTTCTAAAGCAAAATATTTATTTATCCATATTTTAAATTCAGTCAAAGCTTTAATATCACCTATAAAAGATAAATCCATGGTCCCTAAAAAGTTTTTAAAAGATTTGGTATCATCGAATACAGTAGAAAATCCCGTTTTCTCAAATGTCTCTCCTGTATTAGACTTTAAAATCAATTTTATTCCTTCTTTATCTTCATCAATAAATTTCATTCTTTTAGCTTCAATTATTTTAAAATTTGTTATATATTCCTTAAAAAAATCATCATCCTTTCTATTGTAGATCCATTTAAAAACACCATTTAAATTTTGCTGCAACTCATATCTTGTTTTTAAATCCAAGCTTCTATTAAAGGCATTTAATAAATCCTTCTTATCATGTCCAAACTCTATCCAATCAGTAACATCTTTATTGTTTCCCAATGACTTTAGTCCAGGTAAATTAATAAACTTAAATTCTCTAGATGTCGTAAACAATTCATTGTAAATTTTCCATTTATATTGTTCTCCGGCTATCCCTGTATCGCTACACACGTAAATTCTGGCTCCCGTAAAATAACTTAATTCTTTAGTTATTCCTTTAAAGCTTGTGGCAACATAATTTTCATTTCTTAACAGTGAATTTATTGTATTCGCATCTTTCTCGCCTTCTACAACTACAATTGCATAATCTTTTTTTATTCCCTCTATAGTGTTATAAAGGTTATACGGAATTTCATCGTATCCTCTACTAGCCTTTACCTTTTCATTTTCAAAATGATAATAACCATGTTTCTTTTTTCCCTCTTTATGGTCCATAAATTTTGCTTTGAAATAAATTGGATCGTTATCTTTATTTACAAAAGTAAATATTCCTAACAAATCCTGTTCTTCCCTGTATTTAGTAAATTCCCACTCTATAAAAGACTTAACCTTGTCCTCTAATTGTTCTTTTTTGCTCTTATGTACTTCCATTCCTAAATACTTTTTAGATGCATTAAAATCTATACCTTTAAAATTTGATATAAAGTCTATTGCATCTCCACCCACATCACATCCAAAGCATTTAAATTTATATTTATTAATATTTGGATGAAACTTAACACTTAAGGAAGGTGTCTTTTCATTATGAAAAGGGCAAGGTATATATCCTTGCCTATTAAATTTATTACCAGTCTCTCTTTCTATTAACTCTTTTAAATTTATATCTCCAATATCCAAATAACATCACCTCCTAAAAGTTTTTAAATCCATTTATTCTTTCATCTTTTGTCATTTCCAAACCTGTAATATCCTTATATATAGTTTGTAATTTACTAAGCCTTAAAGCTATATCGTTAAAAAGCTTTAAATGTTTCAAACAACTTTCTATGCTTTCGTTTTTAAAATAAATTTCTGCATTAGAATTACGTTTAAGATAGTAATTATATTCTTTTTTTATCTCTATAATTTCATTCATATTTATTCCTGAATTTCTTCTATGTAACCCTTATGCTTAAGTACATTTCTAATAGAATATCTTAAAGTATTGTATATCTCGCTTCCAATCATAGACTTATCTATTGGCCTTATGATGGTACTAAATTCCCTTTCCAAACCTTTTATTCTTGCATATAATGTTGTTGGCTCATATTGGGCTCTGTAATTTTTATTTCTTATGTTTTCATCAAAATCTTTATCTTCCATAAATATAAAAAATTCAATGCCATATCTATTCATATTGGCAAATTCGTACTTGAGTCTGTTGTAATCAGTTTTAAGGACTTTTTCTAAATACTCTTTTCCTAATAAATCAATTATTTCTTTTTTAATCTCATTTATATTTGTTTTATTATCCTTAAGATTCATTGCAATTTCATCGATGCAAAATTTTCTCTCTATTGCTATATCATTTGTAAAATAAACATCTCTCTGTTGCCCTTTAAAGCTACCCGCTGGCAAGTAACAACTATAATCTCCATAGTCTAATTTTTGAGTTTTGTAAGGCTTCTTTTTCTTTTGAAGCCATTGTATTATATGGGTATTTGCTTGTTCTCTTGTATCTACTATAATTACCATTTTATCTAATATTTCTTTTATCTCTTTATCCGAAAATTTATATCTCAATATTTATTTTTCTCCTTTAATCTAATAAATTACTATACAATTGCATTCTTTAAAAAGGCATATCTCCGTCATCAACTGGTGTCATATCTTCATCAAAGTTTTTATTATCAAAGGTATTGTTAATTTTATTTGATGCATCGTTACCTTGTCCATTTCCTATGAATTCACACGATTCAACTATCACATCAGTTGTATATCTTTTAGTTCCATCTTTAGCATCATAGCTTCCGGTCCTAATGTTTCCTGTAATAGCTAACTGTCTACCTTTAGTAAGGTACTGTGCTATTACTTCCCCTGTTTTTCCAAAAGCTATACAATTTATAAAATCTGCTTCATCTTTCTTAAATTGTCTATTTACTGCTAAAGTAAATCTCGTTACTGCTGTTCCACTACTAGCAGCATAATTTAGTTCAGGATCTTTAGTTAACCTTCCAATAAGTATTGCTTTATTCATTTTAAACCTCCCTATGTTCTTCGATTAAATAACTTGCTTCTAAATCTGCTGTGTGAAGTAGTACCGCTGGCTTGCATAAATTCCAAGCTGCACTAATAGTATTTAAATTTTCTTTTGGTTCATACCCTCCCATGTGCCACCTTATACAATACAATTCTTCTTTTGTAAGTTTTATAAAGGTTTGTAGTATTAAACAACTTTTCTCTCCATGGCCTAATGGATTTTGATCATCAACTGAATAATATGGAACTTGAATCCACTTCCCATCTCTTTTTACATTTCTTGAACTAACTACGTAATAATTAGCTTTACAAATATCATGTAGTAAGGAAGCGATTATTATGTTGCTTTCATCTAGTTCAATTTCATTGTCTTCACATTTTTTCTTAAATATTTTATATACATTTAAACTATGTTGACATAATCCTCCTTCATAATTGCTATGAAATCTAGTTGATGCTGGTGCTATGAAAAAATCTGTACCTTCTAACCACTTAATTAAATTCTCAACACCTTCTCTTTTTGTGTCTTTCAATAAACTTATGAATCTTTCCTTGTTATCTAAAGTAAAAATATCCATACTTCCTCCCGTTGCTATTTTATTTTTAAATTTCTGTTCCTGGGGCTGCTATAATTGTTTTAATCCCAGTAATGGATTCTATTTCTTTTTTAAATTCCTCTGAATCTCCATTTTTATCTGATATATGAATTAGTATTATGTCTTTTGTTCTTGATAAATCCCATGTCTTCAAAGCTGTTACTAGTGTCTCTAAGCTCATATGAGATTTTAAAACTCTGGCCCTATGAGGCTCTAGATCATGTAATATTTTCTCGCTATAGTTGCATTCTATTAATATATGGTCTATATTTTTAAATTTATATTTTAGATAATAAGTATCTGTAGCGAACAATATCTTCCCTAATTTAGGATGCCCTATAATAAAGCCTAAAGGCTCAAATGCATCATGTTCAATTTCAAAAGGGAGTATATTAAAATTCCCTATTTTAAACTTCTCTGAAGCTTTTATAATTTTATCTCTTCTACCCTTAGGTGTATTCCCAATCCCGGCTAGAGTTCCCTTTGAGGTGTAAACATCTATTCCATTTTTGATTATTTTTTTATATGACTTTGAATGATCCTTATGTTCGTGGCTTATCAAACACCCTAATATCCCTTTAATATTAAAATCTAAGCCTTTTAAAATTTCATTCCAGGTTATTCCACATTCAAGCAGGAGTTTTTCATCTCCTGCTTGAATCAAATAACAATTCCCCTTAGATCCAGTTGCTAATATTTTAATCATTAAAAATCACATTCCATATCATCATGCACTACTTCTGCTTGGACTTCTTCTATAATATCGGAATCAATAGATTCTTCTATTTCCACATCTATTACCTCTTTATTAGCTTCTTCCATTATTTCTTTATCAACTTCTTTTTTTGTCACTTCTATAATATCCTCTGGATCATAATCTTTTGTTCTGTTTATTGCCGCTATTAACAAATCGCTATCATCAGAAGTATTTAAAAAGTTCTTGCAAGCCCTATTAATAACTGTTTTTTTTGCCATTTCATCACTAAAATTCTTATGTGCCAAGCTTTGTCCCTTTGCATTTCCTTGATTCCATGAATTTTTAATTTGACTTATATTCATCACCTCAACATAATCTGGACCATTTTCTCTTACTACAATTGCATATGCACCCTTAATTTTTGTAGTATCAATATTCTCAAATTTCTGTTCATGCTTAATTATTTCTTTGCATCCTGTTTTTAGATTAAGCTTGTACTCAAATTCATCACCGGAATAAATTACATTAGCAAACACTTCTTTAACGCCTTTAAGCCTTTTTACTGAAGCTATATTTCCCATATAGCTTTTCATAAGAGTTAACTTATCTCCCATAGGAATGAAATAACACTGTTTTTTAATAGGACTTAACCCTTGTATTGTCATATCTAATAATGCATTTATAACACTTGCCTTTGTACATGCTTCTAATACTGGAATATTAACATTACCTTTTTTTACAGTTTGTTCACTAAGTATTAAATGAGCACTTTTAAGGGCATTTTGATAGCTATAATTTGAAGGGAAATTTATTTCTCCTTCTTTTTCTAAAACTTTTATTCTGTTTAAAACCCCATCTGTAATGTTTCTTTCTTGTGTTGTCTGAATTTTATTTTTCTCCATGAAATCTACCTCCTAATTTATAAACATATATTTAATACTGTTGCTTTAACATTTAAAAGCTCATTAAGTTTCTTCTCGTAATCCTTTAATCTCTTTTGCTCTATCTCAATCATGTGTAAAATTATATTTTTATCAGCTTCTATTTTAATTAAGCTTTTAAATCTATCCCCTACATATACATATGGATTTTTTATTGATTTGCTATCTTCTAAAAGCTTTAAATTTGTTTTACAATCTGAAATATTATCAACTATCTCTGCGATTTTCTTTCCTACTTCTAAATTATTCATACCTTGGCTCCTTATCCTTTATAACTATATTTACAGTATCCCATTTTTTCAGCACCTTCGAACTCAGGAATACATCGTTCTTCAAACTCTTTATAAATCTCACATTCATTACATTTCTCGCTGCAGTTTTTACAATTATAAAAAAGTATTAATTCTACTAATTTGTAATAATCTCTATTTTCTTCATATGCTGCATTTATATCCGATTGTTTTCTTCTTTCGTACTCTCTTGTAGCTCCATATATATCTAATAGTACCCTTGATTTTTTAGCATCTTTATCCAGGGCGTTTAAAGCATTCTTATTTAATCTATTTTTTATATTTTCTATAGCTTTTTTAGTAAATGTAAAACCTCTTTTTAAATTTGCTTTTTCATCTTTAGTTAATGTATTTCCCTCTAATAAAATCACCCCTGAAGTCATTAAATGTAAAATAGTTATTATATTTTTTCTTTCTTCATTGTTTAGATAATCTTTCAATTTATTCCACCCTCAATTCTTTATCTTGGCTAACAACTAAATTAATTACCTGACTATTAGTTTTTATAATGTTATTTACACTTTCCCTATTATCTATAAAAATAGGAGCAGTAACATTGTAGTGTCTTGATAAAGTATTTATTATATCTATTCCTGCATTTATCTGACTCGCTGTATTAGCATTGCTGAATGGAACACCGTCTATTAGTGCTTCACAAGTTTCATTTAATCCACCATTTATTTGAATATCAAAAAGTTTAAAGTTAACATTTTCAAATTTCTCATTTATAGTTGATTCTAAAAGTTCCACTTTTGTTTTTATAAATTGTTCTCCAAGAAACTCTTGACCTTCAAGTTTAGCGATTTTTTCTGACAGCTCTCTTTCCTCTGCCTCAAGCACTGAAATCCTCTTCCTATTTTCATTGTTTACTTCTTTTTGATATAATTTTTTATTTATTAAACTAAGTTCACATTCTAGAGACTTTTTCTTATCCTTAAACGCTGCATTATTATCTTTTGAGCTGAAATTAGTTAGAGCTATCTCTAAATCTAAAATATTTGATTTTAACTCTTCCATTCCATCAAACTTTATTTCAGAAATAGTGCTAACATTACTTAACTTTTCTTTAGCCATTTTAAGGGATGTTTGGTCCGCCTCTAATAAGTCCTTTTCTTCCGTTATCTGCTTTTCTAGTTCTGTTAACTTTTCTTCTGCTATTTTTTTATTTGAATTTAATTCATGCCCTTTTTTACTTATATTTTCTAATTTGCTTTGCTTGTCATGACAAAACGAATTGAACTGATCTTCTTTTATATGTTCTATGTCATTTGTTTCATATTGTCTTTTACAAGTAGGGCAATATGTTAAACGTTCATTAAATATAAACTCTTTTTCCTTTTCTTCTTTAAAGTTACTTCTAAGTTCTATAACTTTTTTATTAAAGATGTCTATATTTTTAATTTCATTTTCTTTCTTTCTTTCCAAAGATTCTATATAACTTTCTCTATCTAAAATCTCATTTTCTAAAGCTCTTATTTTTCTTTCTAGAGATTTAACTGGCTCCGCAGCTTCTAATCTGGCTTCTTCTTCTTTATTTCTAAACTCTTTTTTTAATTCATATAGATCCTCTTTTAATTTAAAATATTCATCGTTTGCTTTATTGCCATCTTGCAACATATCATCATTTTTTTTAATTTCTTTTAATAAAACAAGTTTTTCTTTCTCTAACTCTATAAAATCATGTTCTACAATAGAATTATTAAGTTCATCTACTCTATAAGGAATTGATTTTACTTGATCCTTTAATCTTTTTATTTTAGCTTTTACAGTTTTTGAAAAGTTCTCTATTCCATCTTGCAACTCTCCTTCTAAAGGCTTTAATTTTTCATTATATGCTATTACTCTATCTGAATCTATATCCCCTATAATATCCATTAATATTTCTCTTCGATTTTTCCAATTAAGTGTGTTAAAATAAAGTGGGTTGGATATAAGCTTAAATGTATTCTCCGCCAAGAGTTCATTTACTTTAGAATTGTATTCAGCCTTTTTTACTGGAATATCATTTATTGTATATAGTGTTTCATGCCCATCAAAAGATCTTTCTGCAAATCCTCTTTTTTTAACCCATTTCTCTTTATATAATTTGTCAAATATAATTTCTGAACCATCAACTTCTATTGTTGCTGTAACCTGATGGTCCAAATAAGGTATAACTTGTCCACCTATATCTAATGTTTTTATATCAAAATCCTTTCTATCTTTACTATCTTTATCAAACATTACCCAAGTGAAAGCATCGAATATTGTTGTTTTACCTGTGCCATTTTCGCCAAAAATATTAGTTATTTCATTAAACTCAATAATTCTTTCCTTTATTCCTTTAAAATTTTTCAGCCTCAATCTTTTCAATTTAATTTCCATATATATTCTCCTTATTTTTCATATAATAACTTGCATCTAGCTTTTTTATTGAAATTACAAGCATTAATGCATATATCCTTTCTACTGCATTTATGACAGCAGATATCCTTCTCAAAATCACATTTTCCTATCTTGCAAAGAAACACTTTTTCACCTTCTTGGAATTAATCTTTTATTAAATTTCCCTTTCCTATTTCTTTTTATTTTCCCCTCCCTTTTCAACTTATATATCTTAGATGATATATTTGCTTCTGGCCTTTCCAGTGCAAAACTTAATTCTTCAATTCCAATGATTTCATACCAATCTATAAGATACTTTTCATCTTCATAACTCCAAGGAGTACCTGATTTAGCATGAAATTTTGGATTGTATTTAATTCTTCCATAATCATCGAATTCTAGCATTCAAACATCTCCTTCGTGAGGACTAAGATAATCTCTTTACTAAATTAGCAGATTGTCTCAATACACAACAAAGCTCTTCTTCTGTTCCACTTCTATATTTATCATGAAACTTTACATCTTCATTGAATATATCCATTGAAAGATTAAATTTTTCTTGTGTAAATTCTTGTCTAATTTCATTTATAATTTTCTCTAACATCTAATGGTTCCTTATATAACTCTCCTTATTTTTATCTATACATATATAAAAACTATTTCATCTAATGCTTTCATAATTAGCTCTTGTAATACTCCTAAGTTATAAAATCTAATCCCATATTTATCTTCAAGAATATAAGCAACTTTAAAAATATCCAACTCTTTATGCTCCTCAAGTAAATTCTCTACTATCTTTAATACTGCTTGTCTAACATTTAGTGATACTTGTTTCATATCTTATTCTCTCCTCAACTTTAATTATGTAATTTATTATTTAAATTTTTATTTATATACTTTAGAATCCTAAAGCTATTCTTCCATTATTTAATCTTTCTTTTATGGATTTATTCTCAATTTCTAATTCAGATATTCTTTTTTCTAATCTTTTACGTTCTAATGGTGATAAAGGATTTACTTTACCTAAACTTTCTATTTTTAATATTTCCTCCATATAATACTTAGGAGCTTTAAAATTAGGATTTCTAGTGATTATTCCTTCACTTTCGTACTTTATTAATGAATTAGGATTAGCAAAATCCCATCTTTCAGCTAATTTCTGTCTACTTATTAATGTTTGCTCCATAATACGATTCCCCCCCCACTAAATATTTAATTGCTCTATTAATTTTTTATTAATATCATACTCACGTTTTAACTCACCAGCTTCAATTATTAGCTCCTTTTTCCTATTGAGTAACTTTTAATTCACTACTAGATATTCTTATAAGTCTATCTGTTCCTTCTTTTTTTTAAAGTTCACCTCTTTTCACAAGTTCATAAACATGACCTGTACTTATTGTTATTTTTTTAGCCGTTTCTTCGACTGTATAATACTTTATTTATATTTCCTCCTAACCTAAATTTTCATTTCATTTTTTTAAACAAACTTTTAAAATCACATTCTGGGAAAAATTTTTCATGAATAAGCAATGCTTCATCATAAGTAAATGGATATTTTCCAGAAATTTTTAAATTTAAAGTATTATAGGTCTTTCTTATTTCTTTAGCTATTATAGGTTTTTTTAATTTTTTTCTAGCAATTTCTGCCTCTAAATTGTTATACATTTAATATTTCTCCTTTCATAACTTCAAACGTTATTTCGTTTGTTGAATACATATTAAACTATATTTCGTTCATTGTCAATGATATTTTTTGTTTTTTCCCTTTATTTTTTATGATTACACGAAATTTCGTTTATTTTTATTGAAATATCTTTTATTTAATGATATTATGTACTTAACTTAAAGGAGGTTTATTTAATGGATAAAACTGAAAAACTTAAACATATAATTTTAAGTAGATACAATAGTATACGTGAATTTTCAAAAATAGTAGAAATACCAAGTACAACGTTAACAAGTGCACTGGATAAAGGTATAGGAGGTATGGCTGTAGATAGAATTATTAAAATATGTGAAACTTTAAATATAGATATTAAAACATTTGAACCTATAAATAACGAAAAAGAAAATCTATATTCTAAAGAAGAAAAAGAACATTTAGATAATTTTAGAAATCTAAATGATTTAGGAAAAGAAAAAGTTAATACTTACACTAAGGATTTATTGGATAACCCTAAATACAAGAAAGAAGATAATAAAGTTGTTGAACTTCCTAAAAAGATAAAGGAAATATGGGAAGAAGAAGGTAAGGAACATTTAATGCCTATAGCCTCTCATGATAGAGATGGAGAATTTACAGCAGAAGATTATAAGCATGATGATGATTTAATGAAAAATGATGATTTTTGGAAATAAACATAAAGGAATGATAAGGATTGACTTATGAAGAATTATTAATAGAAGCTGATAAGCTCGGAATAATTGTCAAGGAAGCTGACTTAAAAACTAAAGAAGGGCACTGTTATGGTAAGAGAATTGCAATTCATAAATATTTATCTAACTATGAAAAGGCATGTGTCCTAGCCGAAGAACTAGGACACTATTACCTTACTGTTGGTGATATAACAAATCAACTATATATTAACAATAAAAAACAAGAGTTACTAGCTAGAAGATGGGGATACAATAAAAAAATTGGACTCATAGGTTTTATAAAGGCCTTTGAGAGTGGATGTGTTAATAGATATGAAATGGCTGAATGCCTGAACGTCACAGTTGATTATTTAAACGAAGCTATTGAATATTATGCTAGTAAATATGGAATAATGCATAGAATAGATGATTATATTATTTATTTCTCACCTAATTTTTATATTGGAAAAGCTTTCAATTAATTTTTTTAATTACTAATAGAACATATGTACTGAAAGGAGATTTATTATGGATTATAACATTACCTATAGACAAAAAGATAAAGGTTGGCAATATATAATAAGTTATAAAGTAAATGGAAAATGGAAACAAAAAAGTAAACAAGGTTTTTCTACTAAAAAAGAAGCTAAACCATTTGCTGAAAAAGCACTAAAGGAATTAAAAACAGCTTATGAAAATGAAAAAAATATAATAAATGAAAACTATGATTCAATAACCTTTAAAGAATTAACTGATATATATATTGAACACTCTAAATTATATAAAGAATATAATACAATCCGTTCTTATATTAATTATGCAAAAGCTTTTAAATCTTTAAATGATATGAAAGTTATTAGTATCAATAAAGGAACAATTCAAAAAGCTGTAGATTCCTTAGTGACTACTAAGTTAAGTAGTTCAACAATTAAAGAATATCTTAAAAGATCAACATTATTCTTTAAATACTATATAGAAAATTATAACCCTAATTATTCTAATCCAACTAGAAATATAGTACTCCCTAAAATCGAAAAAGCTCAAAATAAAAAAGCTTTAACTAAAAAGGAACTAGATTTATTACTGAAAAGCTTAAAAAAAGAAAATTATGATTTTTATATTATATCATTATTAGCTGGAACTTGTGGTTTAAGAGCTGGTGAAATACTTGGATTAACATGGAATGATATTGACGAAATAAATTCCACACTAAATATCAATAAACAATGGAAACGCCTTGATAGAAAAATTTATGGCTTTGGTAGACTTAAATCTAATAATTCTAATAGGATTGTTCCTCTTCCACAAAAAACTTTAAAAGAATTAAAAGAGTACCATTTAAGTTTAGTTGTAGATATAAATAATAGAATATTACCATTTAATGAAACTAAAATCTATAATCTTAATACTAAATTGAAACAACTCTCTGATATTTCTATTCATGAGTTACGTCATACTTATGCTACTCTTTTAATAAGTAATGGAATTGACTTTAAAACTGCCGCTGATATATTAGGTCATGATGTTGAACAACTAATCAAAACATATAGCCATGTCACTGATGATATGATGACTAAGGCAACTAATAAGATAGCTAAAATTTTTTAAATAATATTTTTGACGAATTTTTGACGAAATTCCATTAAAGTCCTTTATTTCTGCGGTTTAAACATATTTTTAGGATTCCTTGTTTGAATCCATATCTCTCCAGGTCCATTAAACTTACAAACTAATCCTTCTCCACCTGCAATTGATCCAAATAATCCTGATATAAGTTCTGTACTATATCTCATGTTACTATCCCATAGAACTAAATGATCTGAATCAACTATATAAGTTTCATTTTCAGCAACTACTTTCTTATGAATTGCTCCATAAGCACTTATAAATAATGTTCCAGCTCCTGATGCCTCCATTTGAATTAAACCTTCACCTGAAAGCATACCATTAATTCCACCTGATTTTGTATTTACATCTATTCCTTCCGTTGCTGCTAAAAAACTTGATTTTCCCAATCTATATCTCTTTTCTCCATTTAATTCTACAATTTCTATATCACCTAAAAACTTAGGAGCTAAAAGCAATTCTCCATTCTCTTTAGCGGTAAACTCTTGAATAAACATTGATTCTCCTGAAAATATTCTTCCTAAAGTCTTACTTAAACCTCCTGTTTTAGCTTTAGTATTAAACACATCATCCATAGATACCATTGCTGCAGATTCTACTATATATTTTTCACCTTGTTTAGCATTTATTTTTAACACCTTATTAGTATTTCCATACAACAATTCAAATTTTGTACTCAT